ATGAGAGAACAGGTTATTAATGGCAATATTAAATTTAAATTTGAAGATATTAAAGGTTGGCTACATAAAGAAGTAAAAAACGACATTTCAATAATTTTAAGAAAATTTACAGTAAAAGATTTTAAAGATTATAAAAAAGAATTTCAATTACAAGCACAGATTTCTAAAAAATACGGTTCTGGAACTATATATTTATTAGAAAATAAAAAAATTGGCATTGGTAAAAATAAAAAATATTGCACGATTGAAGAATTTAACAAACACAATCTAGAGTTTAAAGATTTAATATTTGATAAGTTTTGGTCAGAGATGACTTTCTTTTCAAAAATACCAAAAAAAAGAAATATGAATAATGAGATGTTAACAAAATGGACAAATATAAAATAGTTGTAGACAGTAGAGAACAAAAGCCGTTATGGAATAAAAATACAGTGACAAAAAAACTTGATACTGGAGATTATTCACTTTATGGCTACGAAGACAAGATCTGTATTGAGCGAAAATCATTACCAGATCTATTTGGAACATTAGGAAAAGAAAATAAACGATTCAAGAAAGAATTAGAACGTTCACGAGAACTTGAATATTTTGCAATAGTAATCGATGGCTCATTTAGTAGTTGTCTTAATAAAGAGTTTGACGGCGCATATTATTCTAAGATGAAGGGATTTGTTATTACCAAAATCTTATTCACTCTACATATGAAATACGGGATTAATATTTTTTTTAGTAATGGGAGAATAGAGAGTAAACGTATAATAAAACACTTATTTAATTCATATATAAATAATGTAAAAACTATTAAAAAGAAGAATTTAAACACTACAACTTCCAATGAAGTAAAAAAAGATAAATAAATGATATATTTAAATCTTTCTTATAAAATAGAAACATTTATATAGTTTTAATTATTTATATGAATTATGACAAAAGTTGTATCGATGACGTTCCCAGATGGGTTTCATGAAAAATTTAAAGAATATTGTAAAAGTAATGGATATACTGTATCTGGAAGAGTTAAAATATTAATACTTAAAGATATGGAGAATGGCAAATGAGAAAAATCTTGTACCATTAACCACGAAGAAAGCACAGACACAAATTATGATGTGGAGTCACTTTAAGCCATTTTTGGCTCTTTTTTTCTTTTTTTTTAGTAACATTTATATAGTTAATATAGTTCATAGATAGTATGCCACAAGCAATGATACCTGTGAGAAAAAAAACAAAAGAGAGGTTTAAAGACTTGCAATTTCCTTCTTATGTTACAACGTATGAAGCAAAAATCAATTTTGTGTGCGATTATTTTCATAAAATAAAAAAGGAGTGATACTTTTTTTATTGGGGTGTTAGATGGGACAAGCAGAAATAAAAGAGTTTTTACATAAAAATCCAAACAAATTTTTCTTTCCGTATGAGATTAAACAAGTTATTGGTTCTAATATACAAAGCATATATAGTGCTTTGAAGAAACTTGAAAAAAGCAACGAGGTTAAAGTTGAAGAAGTGCGTTTTAAACAAGGACCAGTAAAGAAAAGGTTTGCATTTGTTCTGAAAGATGACGGTTTTGAGAAAGTGTTTCATGAGTATCAACAATTGAAAGAACAAACACGGTTTAGGAATTATCCAAGCGAATGGCTTATTGGGATGATGCAAATTGTGGAGATGAGGAAAAGAAATGAAGGTGGAAAGATATAAACGGGTGCCTCACTTGTATGGCGAACCAAGGATAATCATTAAATGTGATAAGTGTCTAATTGATATTGAACAAGTAACAAGCAAAAGAGGGCTTTGTGTCTTCTGTATAACAAAAGAGGTATATAAAAATGAATATAGAACAAAAATTTAGTGTAGATGTACAAGGACAAAATATTATTTTAACTCAAAAAGTTGTAAAGACCATGAGTGTTGCAGAATCTATTGAGGAATTGAACAAATTAAGACAAGAACATTTAGGTGTTAAAGATAACATCAAAAAACTTAACAAATATATTGATGATGAAGAACCTATGAAACAATTAGTAACGTTCGAAAAAGATAATATGACATTAGATTCACTAACAAAAGAATGGGAATCTAAAACAAATCCTTTAATGGATGATATCAAGAAAAAGATAAAAAAAGCAATTCAAACAGAGAAAGTTGATAGAGGGTACATGAGGATCAAAGATAAAAACGAGAAAATAGTTATCAGAGCAAACATATTGGGCAAAATCTCAAACGAATTTAATTTAGATGTGAGTCACCCAATCATAAAGGAAATGAGGGCTAATTTTGATGCATAATGATTGGCGGACGACCGGTCAGAAAGAAAAAAAATCTGTACATGAGATCTTGCAAAAGGTGTAATACGATAATAAGAGTCATCACAAGGAAAAGTAAGATATGTGCAGATTGTAAATTGCCTACTGGGGCCCAAAACAAAAAAAAAGAGGTGGAGAATGGCGAATCCTGAGAACCTTGTCCCATTAACCACGAAGAAAGCACGAGAGATAGGAAGGAAGGGTGGATTGAGTCGTTCCCCCAAGAAAAAATGGGCTGCAAGACTGCGTGTAATGAAGAAAAAAGGGCTTACTGATGAGAATTATAAGCGTATTGTTGCATGGATGGAAGAGCCAGAGTCTTCTGCTATGGACATTTTTCTTTATTTAGAATCGATAAAGAAACACTGTAAAAGTGCTAGCCAGATGAATATGGTGGCGAGTTCACAAATTAATCTGATGAAAGCACACCACGGCGAAAAAACCAAAAATGAACACATCCACCACATTGTTAATTGGGGCGAACTATTAGGCGGGAAAAATGTTAAAGGAAGAGATGCCATTAAAAAAGAAGATTGAACATATGTTTAATATTTCTTTATATTCTTACCAAGAAGATTTTCTTAATGATTGTTTGTTTGGAGACCGGGTAATTGGTGCGTTTTGTAGGCAGACAGGCAAATCTTTAACAATTTCTGTGCTTGCGATTTGTGAAGCGTTGAAGAACCCGGACGGCCACATTGTCATTGTTGGGCCAACAGACAGACAGGCAGGGGAGCTATTTCAAAAAATACTTAATCATGCTAAAAACGCTCCAATCCGTACTGAGATTGATATGTTTACTTCAAGACAAATGCGTATGAAAAATGGGTGTAGGGTGTCTGCATTTCCAGTTGGTGATACAGGTGACAATATTAGGGGTATGACAGCTAATGTTGTTATTATGGAAGAAGCAGCATTTATCAAAGATAGTATAGTGAACCAAGTAATCACGCCTATGGTTGCAGCAACACAAGGAAAGATAATTAAGATCAGCACTCCGTTCGGCATGAATCATTTTTACAACTCATTCCAAAAAGATGAAAACTATGTTTCGCATAGGTACACTTGGGAGGACGCAGTAAAAGTAGGGCATTTCAGTATTGGTTTTGTAGAAGAACAAAGAACCCAGTGTAGTTCTTTAGAGTTCAGGACAGAATATGAGGCTGCTTTTATTCCTGATAGTGATAATTATTTTGGGTATCAGTTAATAGAATCGTGTGTGATGGATTATGAGATGTTAGGTGAAATTTAATGAGTCATATATTAGGTGCGGATTTCACATGTGGAAAGGAGGTTTTTCAAGAAGAACTTATAGGAATGGGAAAGAATGGGAAGAATTAAGATTAGCCATACTAATAAGAGATAATTATATGTGTCAAGAATGTGGCCGAAAAGGTGGCACAGAATTACACGTTCATCACATAAAACCGTGGAGGGAATCAATGAACAATGAAAAAAGTAATTTATTAACGCTTTGTCAATATTGTCATAAAGACTAAAAGATGGGATATATATTAGGGTGTGATTTTGCTAGGATTTTAAATCAGTTAATTCTGTTTTAACCTAAGGGGACAAGATTCATCCGCATACGTCATCATTGAAGAAGGTAGTGACAACACTCCTCACAAAGTCGTATTTATTAAAGAAGTGCCTAAAAACACGATGGACCAGGCAATTGACTATGTGTTATTCCTACATAATAAATTTAAGTTTAAAAAGATTCTTTGTGATAGTACTGGGTTGGGTGCAGGTGCGGTTGACGTGCTAGCAAAAAAGTTAAACATTTCCCATAAGTCTTCTCAACAAAACTATAATCAAAAGTTGTCTGATCATGATATAGTGGTTGGTTTAACTTTCACAATCAAATCAAAACAAGACATCTTTTCAAATTTAAAAGTATTAATGGAACAAGGGAACTTGAAGATCCCTAATCACAAAAAACTGATATTCCAGCTGAAAGACTTTCGTTACGAAATTACTCCCAGCGGCAACCTTAAACTGCACCATTCTGATGGTGGATTTGATGATTTAGTGGACGCTCTTGCGTGTGCAGCACACGGGTTAAGAGGGAAAAAGACTGCTTGGTTCTTCGGATAAAAAATATTATTTATAAACCTTAATTGTGTTTTAATTCTATCATCACAGCAACACCTCTCTCTCCCCCTAACAACACCATCCTGTTGTAGGGGGTTCACTTTCATGGGAAAATTCACAAATTGGGTTAAGGAAACAAGAAGTTTTCTTGCAAAAGAAGTAAGGGTTTTTAATGGTGGGAATACTACGCCAAACCAAAACCTTGCGTTAATGCCTAACTGGTTTTTTAACGCAAAACTAGGAATGCCAAGGGGCATAAATATTGTTGAGATTAGGCAGTACGCTAAAGAGACGACAGTACAGATGGTAATCAATACTATCTTGAGGCAATTAAGAAATTCTGAGTGGGAAATTGTTCCTAAAGACACAAACGACAAAGAAGCATTACAAAGAAACAAAAAAGAGATTGAAAAACTCAAATTGTTTCTTGAACAACCAAACAGGAACGGAGACACTTTCTGGGACGTATGGGGTTCGTTCATTAGGGATGTGACTGAAATTGATGCAGGGGTTATTCTTAAAGGAAAAAACGCTTCAGGAGATCTAGTGGAAATATTCTCTTATGATGCATCACGTTTTTTAGTTAATATAGATGAGTATGGGATTATTGATGGGTATTACCAATACTCTTTTAGGATGCCTCAATCAGCACCCAAATTCTTCAAAAAGGAACAAATTATTTATGGTAAATTAAACACTAATGGTGAATTATTTCCTTATGGTTGGTCACCTTTACAATCTTTACAACCAGTAGTAGAAATAATGATTCAATCCACGAGGTATAATAAAGAGTTTTACCAAAACAACGCAATTCCAGACGGGTTAGTTAGTTTACCAATGGATCAAAACCAGCTTGAAGATTTCAAACTTGCATGGCAGACAGAGATTAAAGGGAAACCGCACAAACTCTTATTTCATAACTCAGATGCAAATTTTACGCCTTTAAGACTAAACAATAAAGATATGGAATGGTTGGAAGGACAAAAATGGTATTCTAAACAAGTTTTCGGTGCATACGGTGTAAGTTCACAAGAGGCAGGCTTTTTTGAACAGAGCAGCAGGGCGACTGGCGAGTCTCAGGAGCGGATCACAGTTAAGAACGCAATCAAACCTTACTTACAACTTATTTCTGACAAAATAAATAGAGAGATTATTCCTGATTATTTAGGTGGTGACGATTGTGAGATCAAATTTAGTTGGGTAATGCGGGATGAGGCGTCAGAAAAGATTGAGCATGACCAAACAATGCAAATGCTTGGCCAGAACGTGTTAACTATTAATGAAGTAAGGTCAAAAGAAGGTTTGGATCCAGTCGAATGGGGTGACAAGCCGATGGCTTTAATCTTTCAAGAGTCGAAGGACGAAGGAGGAGCATCCTCAAAAGACGATGCACCTAAAGATAGAGACGACAAAAAGGAAGATAGAGATAAACAAAAGGATGAGAACGAGAAAAAAAAGAGAGATGAAAAGTCAATCGAACCAGTAATAATTAAAAAAACAGAAGAAATCAAAAAGGAAGAAGCAAAAGACTATGCTGATTTTTTGGACAAACAGTTCTCTAAATGGGAAACTTCTATCATTAGACACCTTGATGATCTGGACGATACACTTGAAAAAGCAGTTTTCAACAAAACTTTCGGGGAATTTTTAAGAGGATTATTTAATTCTGTTAACACTAAAGGGTTCAGGAAAGGGTTAGCTGCAGTAATTAAATTAGGGTTAAAAGATGGTGTAGCTAGGGCAGAAAAAGAGTTAAAGATTGATATTGGCATTGGTCCAGCGTTTAACCAGTCAGTAGATAACATGGTTGAGCGGCAACTTGAAGGATTTTATGTTCAGGGGAAAAGATGGAATGGATTAAAAGGTGTTTCAGAGGATGTTCAGCGTGACATTAGCGAAATTGTTACTAAAGGGATTGCAAACAAAGCCGGGTTAAAAGTTATCAAGAACGAGATTAAGGATAAGATGACTCAGCTACGTGGTGGGGAAGTCAAAGGGGTAGTTACTGAGGGGCGTGCAATGAAGATTGCAAGAACAGAGAGTAACCGGTTCATCAACCAGGGCAAACTTGCGGCATTCAAAGATTCTGGACTAAAAGGTAAAAAGAAATGGAATTCTTTCCATGACAACAGAACCTCTGATATTTGTATATTCCTTAACAATCAAGTGAAGGAGTTAGATGATAACTTTATTGGTTCTAGTGGTGCTGAGTATAGCACTCCCCCTAGTCATCCAAACTGTCGAAGTGTTATTGAGTTTGTATTTCCAGACGAAGAATAAATATTATTTATAAACCTTAAATGTCGCTAATATTATATGGCAGACACAATGATGAAATTATGGGCACCCGTTACAAAGGATGCAAATGGTGATTTCGTCGCAATTCTTTCTGATACCTCAATGGATCGTGACGGAGAGTTCATGAGTAAAGAGCTTCTTAACGATTGGGCTTCAAATAATACCTTGAAGGCTTTGGCTAACCACGACAATTCAATGCAAAGTTGGGTTGGTGGTTGGACAGATTTGAGAACGGTTTCAAAAGGAGATAACACAGCATTAGTTGGTAAGCCTTGGTTTTTTAGTAAAGATGCAAACCCTTTAGCACATCAAGTAAAGTTACAAGCTGAAGAAGCGTTATCAAAAGGAGAAAACCCTGGCATTTCTATTGGTGCTATTCCAGTTAAATCAATCCAGAAAGATATTGATGGAACACAACACACCGTGTACACCAAAGCAGAACTTTTGGAAGCAACATGGGTACCTATACAATCTAACCGCAATGCGACTTTTGGTCATATTGCAAAAAAGTTTAGTTTGGATATTACAAAATCGTTGGAGGACAACAAAATGACTGAAGAACAAATAAAAAAACAAGAAGAATCTTCAGAAGAAGTGGCACCTTCACCAGCTCCTGAAGCAGAAGCAGCACCAGCTGCACCTGTAGAAGAAGCGAAAGAAGAAGTCTCATCTGAAGAAAAAAAAGAAGCTTCAAAATTAGTTGAGTTAGAAAAAGCTTTGAAAGCAACTCAAAAAGAACTGGCTGAAATGAAAACCAAAGCAGTTCTTAGTGCTACTGTTGAAGGGCCTAGCGCTCACAAGGAAGCAGTTGAGAAAGCAACAGAAGTAGAACCTACCTTTTTAGGACTAATGAAAATGAAGTATGGAGGAATAAATTAAAATGGCATTTGGATCAAACGGATTAAGTAATGTTGGTGCAAGTCACGCATTTGACCAAGTATTTGGTAAATGCGGTGTAAGTGAAGACGAGCTTTACTACTCCCCTATGCAAGGGATTGATAAAAGAGTAGAAATGGCTAAAACTTACAAAGAAAGCATCAAAAAAGCACCTACCTTTGGGCACACCACTGGTGGAACAGTAACAGCTTACGGATTAATGCCTAGCTTTTTCGACCCGAGCATCGTGGATAGAACAGTTAGACAAACACCTTTAGTAAGATTATTACCAAGAAAAGCAGTAAGAGGAAGAAGTTATGTATATAACGCTTTAACTGCAAAAGCAGTACCAACCAACGGAACAGCAGGAAGCGGGTTCAAAGCGGACGACGCAGCACTTGCAGAAGATGTTGACACTTATACTGCAACAAGCACAACCATGAAGTTTGCTTATGTTGTAGGAAGAGTAACCGGCCCGGCTTTAGCATCTGGTGAAGGATTCTTAAACCTATTACAGCAAGACATTGTGGTAAAAACTGCAGCAATGAATGAGATTTTAGAAAACGAAATCGTTAACGGCGCAGTAGCAACCAGTGCACTAGGTTTTGACGGTTTACGAACTGCAATCTCAACTAACTCAACCGCAGCAGCAGGAGCAGCAATCACTCTTGACGATATTAGAACTGATATGAACACTGTATTTGAAGCTAATGGAATGGTAGATTTAGTTGTAACTGACGGTAGTACTTTTAACACTATCAAAGGATTATTAATGGACTTCCAAAGGAATGTTGAAAGACCAAGCGCAGAAATGAGTTTTGGTATTCCAGACGCATTCACTTTTGACGGTGCATTATTTATCAAGGATAGATTCATGCCTACAGGAGCAGCATCAAGAGAAATCTTATACTTAGATTTAAGATACATCTTCTTAGCAGTATTACAAGATACAACTTTTGAAGAATTAGCTAAAACCAACGACAGCCAAAAATACATGTTAAAATGGTACGGAAGTTTAATCGTTACCGCTGAAGCATTAATGGCTAAAAGAACTGGTCTAGCATAGGAGGATATGGAAAATGGCAGCAATACTATTATCAGCATGTACAGTAACTGTAGACGCAGCTTTAGCAGGATATAACGTTCACAAGATCGTTACACCGGCTACCGCTGATGACGGAGATACTATCGACATTAGTTCAATTTTGGACGCAACACAAATTGTAGCAGCATCTTGTCAAGCAGCAACTGACGGGTGGTTACCTGTAGCAGCGATCACCACTGCAGGCGTATTAACCATTCCTGGTTCAACTGATAACGAAGCAAGAACAATTTATGTACAAGGAAGAATTTAGGTTCTTCTCTTTTTTTTTATTTTTAAAATTTTAATCTTGGAGGATAAACAGAATGGTAAACACACATTACGGTCAAAATTGGATGCAAGACGGAAAAGCAGTTACTATTGATGCAGATTTAACCTTAGCTGGCGCAAACACTCACAGTGGTGCGTTAACAGTAAGCGGGGCATTAACTGCAAGTGCAGCAACTACCACATCAGGTCAATTAAATGTGGGTGATTTACTTGTAGTTAGTCAAACAGCTCAAACACTTTCAGGTGCAGGAGCGGTAGACATCACTAGTACAATTACACATGTAGTAACAACAGGCACTGACGCATTAACTTTAGCAGATGGTGCAGAAGGTCAAATTAAAATTATTGTTATGAAAACAGACGGTGGGGATGGAACATTAACACCAAGTAATCTTGGTAACGGTTCAACAATCACCTTTGACGATGTAGGGGATAGCGCATTGTTAGTATTTACTAACGCGTCATGGCACATGTTCGGTGGAACCGCAACTTTAGCTTAGGTTTAAGATGGCGGTAGCAAAACCAAACAAAAAGACTAACACTGGTTGGAAAGCATCAAAGAAAAAAACAACCAAACGTAAGTCTGTGAAGAGTAAATCAACAAAAAGGAAGGAGTAATCCTTCCAATTTATATTTATAGGTGAAATAAGATGGCTATACCATTAGTAAGAACAACTGGCGAGAATATTGCTGGCCCAACAATCCTTAAAGTTGACGACACAGGGACAGTAACATATCTTGGCACAGCGAAACCAGGGACTGCAACAAGTGCAGCTTCATGGAGAGTGAAAAAAGTAACTAACGCTTCAGGCGACATAGTTTGGGCAGACGGAGATGATTCATACGACAACGTATGGGATGACAGAGCAAGTTTAAGTTATAGTTAGAAATGGCAGGCATAATTAAGAAGTATTACGAGGACAAAGACATCATTGTAAGCAGCGCAGCGATCCCTGCAGCTTCAACAGATTTAACCGACACTGCAGATATAACTTATAACGCAGACACAGACGTATCCGGGAACGGTTGGGTGCTTGACGAAGACACACTTGTCTCAGATTCAGCAACCAAACTGGCGACTCAGCAATCAATCAAAGCTTATGTTGACGCTAACGCAGGAGGATTAGATTCAGACGGAGTGTTTATGAGTATTTATAACAACACTGGCGCACTAATACCTGGAAGAGACACTACTGCTCCCAACCAGATAGGCATTCTTTCTGGGAGCACAGTCCAAGACACTTCTGGGTCAACAGTCCACGCCGACGAATTGGGACACTATTTCCAGCATAATAGTACCACCACAACTGGGAACGATTGTTTTATTTCAACAAATAGTGCTTTGTATCCTATTGCGAGAATGGACACAGCACCTTTGCTTATCGGGGCGATAAAATTGTTAACTTTAACTGACGTTAGGTTCTTTTTTGGTTTTAGTGAACCTTCTGCCGCAAGCGGGTTAGACAACGCAGACATTATCCCTAAAAAAGCGTTCGGCATCCAATTTAGTAGTAACCGTGGAGACACAAAATTCCAAGCAATTGAGAGTAACGGCTCAACACAGGACAACAACGAGATTGACCACACTGCCCAAGCCGATAAATATTATTATTTTATCGTGGACGTCCAAACCGGTGGGACAAGCGTCAAGGTGTCAATCATTGACGAGGATGGAGCGCAGCTGGGTTCCACTCAAACATTGAACACCAAAATCCCAGCGAGTACAGACACTCTTATTTTCACAATAATGAGTGAAAATTTGAACGCCAGCAATGTTGGTCACAAGATATATTTTATTTCTTGTACAAACAGGATTAATAGGGTGACAACACTCCCTTCATAAGAAAATGGAAGACATAACTATAAAATTTATTAAAATAACCCCTGAACGTCTTAACGAACTTGTTAAGGTGGTATCTAGGGTGATTGACGGTGTTGCCAAATCTCATTTACAGGAGGAAGTGGTACTACATTGTAAAAAAAGCCTTACTGCCCAGGAAAAACAAGACTTACTTGGCATAATCGAAAAACGAGGATATAGTGTAATATGGTAGAGAAACTAATAAAATATTATGAAGACCCAAACATTTTGGTGACAGCTTTAAGTTTGGGCGGCGGCTACACTTTCACCAGTGATAACACTTACAATGACGACGTTGACATTTTCCTTGGTACAGACTCTGACGCTTCTTTGGTATGGGTGACAACAGGCGCAGGAGCGACCACTGAAGGTTTATGGGTTGGCGTACCTACTGCAAGCCAAGCATTATATTTTGGTCAGGAAGAAGATAAAGGTTACGACTTTTTAGGCCTGGCAGCTGGTGGAGCATTATCCGGTCCAACCATTTTCATGTTCTCTGGTGACCAAGTTAAGAACGAACACGCAAGGTACGCAGTTGAAGGATCTGTGCGCAGGTTCGCTTTCACTACATCTAACGGGAACCATTTAGACGGAACAGCTACCTCAGATGCAGGAGTTAACATGGATTTCACAGGAGGTAACGGTGGAACAGACGGTGCAGGTGGTGATGGTGCAAGGTTACGTTTTACTGCTGGTGACGGTGGTGGAACAGCGGGTAATGGGGGGGAAGTCTCTTTTTCTACTGGAGAAGGTTCAGGGTCCGGGTTACCAGGTAAACTTAGTTTTACTCAAGGCGCAACTGTACGTTTAGAAAACTCTACAGACGGCACTATTAATTGGGTCATGGACGACAACCTTGCTAATGCGTATATAATTAAGGAGGGGAATAACGAATATTTCCACATCACAACCACTGACGCTAGCGAGATAATGTATTTTGGGAACACTACCACTAACCCAGACTTCGAGTTTAGAGGTACAGGCTCTGTCACTTTTGGCGGGAGAATTTTAGGAAAAAAAGGTAGCGATGTAGCTAGTGCAACAGATATGACTCTTGGCGATGGTAACTTTTTCGATATTACTGGGACAACCCAGATTGACACAATTGTCGCAACCGATTGGACTGCTGGTTCAATTATTACTTTACAATTTGACGGTTCTGTAACTGTTAAACATAACACTGCGGGTACCGGAGCATCAATGTTATTGTCCGGTGCAGGAGATTTTAGTGCGACCGCAGATGACACTTTAACTTTAATATATGATGGGGTTACATGGAGAGAGATAGCGAGAACAGTTATTTAGGAGGATTAAGAATGATAGATACTAAACAAATTAAAAGATTATTACTTGAAGGGGTAGCCCACATCAAAAAGGAAGGAGACAAATATTGTGTTTGTTCTGTTGACGATAAAGGAGAATGTTTAAACGTGGAACTTTCCAAGATTGACTCTTTCAGTGTACTTATATTAAAAAAAGAGTTTGAAGCTACAAAAAAGGTAGCAGAATTTAATTGTAGCGATGAAGGAGTTACACAATTCAAAACTGAACAAGGGACATTAAAGGACAAAGCGGCAAAAGCTTTATCTTTAATTGAGGAATAATGGTAACACAACGTGAACGATTAGCAATACTTGAAACAAAGCTTGAATCTATTGATAGGCGGTTAGAAAATTTACACGAAGATTTTAAAGCGCACAACGATATGGAACACGAGCACCTTGACAGGGCTAACGAGCGATTATTACATATTGAGAAAACTTTGGTCAGGTTAGAGACAAGCCACAAAGTGGTTAACACTCAGGGTTTAGGTTCAGTTATAGGTGGTATATTTGCTATAATGTTCACATACTTTAAAGGAAAATTAGGAGGCATATTTTAAATGGCATACGCAACAACCAAAAAATGGGTAGAAAGAGCGGGGTTAGGTATCCGGATTGTTGACGAGAATGTAGGTACAGGGGACAATTCTGAAACAGATTTTGATTTGGACAAAACTAATATCTTTGCCTCCACTTACACTTTATCACATGCAGCTTCAGGATCAAACACATTTACAACTTTAACAGAAACAACGCATTACACTTTAGATAAAGAAAGTGGCAGGATTGTTTTGACTGCGGGCGGAGTAACAGAAGTAGGGACAGACATAATTTATGCAACTTATTGGTACACAGACAATTTTGCAGATGCAGTGATAAGTGATATGATTGACGCTTCTGATGATGAGATAGAAATTTGGACAGGAAGAAAGTGGGACACACCTTCTGCGGTTACAGAGTATGCAGATGGCAGATCTTTATCAAGTTATCCAACAACAGACCGGCCGTTTCAACCCGACTGGGATAGGGAAAATTTCATTGTACTAAAAAACAAAGATGTTACAACTGTTGATAATGTTTATTTTCTAGCGGGGCCACAAGAAATCAGCTTGTTCCTTAACTTTGATTCTGGAACTTCTGCTTACACAGACAAAACAACTGCAATTAATTCAATCACTGAAAGTCCGTTCAACCTGTTTGATGATGCTCCTGCAACAGGAGACATAATTTATATTGGTATGGCGTTACGTAGTTTAGGATTAGATATAGTTCTATCAACAGCAGGTGCAGATAATGGAAGCACAGCAATTGATTGGGAATATTGGAACGGGACTGCTTGGACTGATTTGACTGAAACTGACGTTGATACAGGTGCTAGTATTTTTACAACTTCAGGGAAGTTTACATGGACTTACCCTTACGGGTGGGAAAAAACAACTGTCAATTCAAGTGAGAGTTTATATTTTATTAGGGGAACATTAACTGATGATTATGGTACAGACCCAATTGTTTCTACTATGACTTTAAGAGACAGTATTAATACTGTTGTTGAACAAAGGCAGGTTCTCCTTCAAAACAATACACTCAATTTTATGGGTATTGGCGTACCGAACGGGACATCTAATGTGAGAGTAGATTATAACTATGGCCAAACAACAACACCTTCATATATTGAAGAATTAAGTATCTTAATGACTGCAGTTAAAGCGTACGTAAACCTTTCAGGTGGATCTTACAATGATGCTACTTCATACACTTTAGGGAGCAAAGCGGTAACGATTGGTGAAGTTTACGTAAACATACGAGAAGTAATTGATCAGTTCAAGAAACGTATTGATGAAATCCAAAGAATGATAGGGAGAAGGGCAGCAATTGTCGCAATATAGATGGTAAAAACAGTAATAAGTGGTCATGCAAAGATTATCCGTGATTGTGTTAATAGTGCGATGGAGATATTTGGTAGAACTTTAACGCTCCGGACTGGAACAAGAACACTTGACGCGTTCGGTCAATTAAGTGCGATCACTTCGTCAGATACTACTTTCACAGGAGATTTACAGTTTGGTTTAGATTTAGACCAGAGGTTCATTTCAACTGGTGTTGTTGAAGTGGGAGAAGCAGTGTTATACCTTTCTGCAACAGCTTTAACTACTCTTCCAATCCCTCAAGACCAGATTGTTGATGGGGACAGTGTGTGGGAAATATTAGACCAAATCGAAGCACCAGAATTAGGTGGAGATTCAACATTTTATACTTTCCGATGCAGGAGAAGGATAAGTGGCACAGATAATTAAGTACCAAGGTAATTCTTACGAGATAACTAATTGGGACGAGTTTAGTGAGAAATTGTTGACAGCAGTGGGTTTTCAGTTAGAAAAAGATATCCGTGCAGAGATTGACAAAATGGGACTTGTTGATACTGGTGAGTTGCGTACAGGTTTAAGTTCTTCAGTGAGTAACGGGGAATTAATTATTACTAATAGTGCTCCACATGCACTTCATATAGAATATGGTACATTTGATTATTGGGGTCGCTTTGGTCTTGACAAATTTCCTAAAAAACCTTTACCGAAGAAGAAAAACCTGAAAAAGAAACAAAGAGAAGGTATGCCGAAAGGAATGCAACCTTTTGCACCAATCAGGCGAGTTCTGTTTAACCAAAAAAAGATGGATGAAGTTATTAAAAATTCTTTGAAGCGGATTTAATATTATTTATAAACCTTAAAATAAATTATTCATTGTTCAAGCGGAACAATTGTAAAACCAAGCGGGTGTATTATGACTAAAAATAAAATCGAACCAGATAGAATTCTTGTAAATTTCTTACGGGTTAATTTAACTGATGTTAACCCTTCTCGTTCAGGTAATTGGATTTATCCAGATTTTCCCCGTGTGGCTTCTTTGGGTAACGCTCAGTTCCCTAGGGTGGGAGTAACCATATTATCAGAGACAGCAGAATACATGGGTATTTTTGATGATACTCAATTACATACCCTTTTATTACAAATAGATGTTGTTGCTAAAAAAGATATTGGAATCAATTATACTGTTACAGATGAAGCTATTGGGTCTATATCTAGCGGAGTCAATTCTAACAGGTTAACTTATAATTTTGTACCTAACACTGTTACTAACATTAAACATGACGGAACAAGCTATGGAACAGTTACAGAGGTAACTACTGATGAAAGTTTTACTACCCCAGGCAGTTTATCAGCTGACACAGTAGAATTTTCTTATGCAACAGGAGCGCTAAATTTCAGTTCTGCTGACGTTTCATCTCATGATGGTGAAGCAATCACAAGTACATACGTGGTTAAACTGGAAGGGAAAAAAGCGGCACAACATTTAGCAAGACAAATTTGGAAAGAGATTCGTAATAATTGGAGAGCCGATTTACAACCTAGAGGATTATTTTATCCAGAATTATTAGGAAATAACCCAATTCCTATCGATGAGGAGTTAGGATTATATAGACAATCAATGGAAATCAAAGTAAAAATATTTAATGTAGGTGAAGGAATATGAGAAAATGGGTTAAATTAAGGGGTAAATCTTTAGCGTACTTAACAGATAAAGAAATTGAATCTGCATTAATGGTTAAAGAAGTAAAATCAGAAAAAAGTAAAAGTAAGAGTAAGAAAAAGGAGGATAAAGAATAATGGCAATATCATATTATCAAGGTCACGACACTTATGTCGTGTATGGAGAAGAAACAAGTTACGGCGCAGGTGCTACAGTTGCAGCAACCAACGATGTTGGTCAAGTGCAAAGTATAAACTTTTCAATGACCAACAATATTATAAGAACACAAGGACTAGGTGACGGTAGAAACGCTACTGGTGCAGTCTTAGGTGCTTATGATATTTCAGGAAGTATTGAATGGCAAGTTAATGATTTCACTTTTATGCAATACGCAATTGGTTATAAACAAGGCGCAGGTACTGTGGGAGATCCTTGGGAACTTAAAGAGGTAGAGAATATTGGTTATGCTGGTTCCGGTGCAGACATTCCAAGTTTAGCATTAGAAATCGGTAACGAGGGTGGAAGTAACGACCATGAAACCACCGTGTTAGGTGTAGTTATTAATAGTTTAACTTTGTCTGCCAAAGCGGGAGAAGTGTTAACAGCAAGTTGTGATTTTACAGGGAAGACTGCGGCGACTACAACTAGCTTATTAACATACAATCCGGGTGGAGAAAAGGTGTTTGTATTCCAAAGTGGTGCTGTTGACATCTCTGGCGAAGCATTACAATGTGTTTCCTTTGATTTTACAATAAACAACAATATTCAAACATACAGAAATATTGGGGACAGAACAATTGCACAACCTTCTATGGGGATGCGAAGATACGATTTCACTATGACAATGCGTAAGAAGTTTGATAGTACTGGAAGCACAGTGAGTCCATTAGAAATGTTGGACAGAGTTTTTGGTGCAGCTTCGGCACCTGCAACCGGACCTTCACCTGCAGCAACTTATGCAGTAAGTTTGGATATTGTCGAGGGTGCAGCGTCTGGAGACAGAGTTTGTAGTATTGATTTACAAACTTGTTATTTTGAATCATGGAGCGAACCTGTAACTTTAGATGGTGGAGTGATTGAAGTAACTGTTAGCGGGTTCGGGTTGGCAGGGTTGGCAGATTCAACAGACAAAGTACCAATCAGATGGTATGCAATAGCGTAGAGGTAAGTAAAAATGAGTGATGAAGTTAAAATAACATATAAGGGTAAAGAGGAGATTGTTAAATTTAAAGCAATGTCTTGGGGAGAACAAAACAACTGTGTTCGTAAAGCAACAAAAACTGTTAACAACAAAAAAGAGCTTGATGAGGTTACCCTTCATGAACTGCGTTTAGTGGGGTCAATCTTATCAGCGCCATTCACTATAAACCTCGAAACCCTTAGAGGTTTACCAGCCGATGTTGGTGATAAATTGTTTGCAGTAATTCAAAAAGCAAGCGGTGTCACAAAAGAAGAATCAAAAAACTTAGAGACTCCATCGGCAGAAACAAGTTAACAGGCGATGGAGTTTTGGACGATGTATTGATTAAAAACTGGTTTGCTAACAGATACCATTTTACACCTGAAACGGTTGACAAAATGTCTGTGAAAGACATTTCAGTGTTCATGGAGATTGAAAAAATCAGGGATGAACATCAAAAGAAAGAAAAAACAAAACAAGAACATAAAATGAAAAGCGAGAGACGAAATAAAAAATGGTAGGAGAAATAAAGGCTAAATTAGTGTTGGATACCAGTGGAGGCATAGCTGGAGCAGTCGGTAGTAGCGGTTCATCTTCTAATGGTGGTATGGGAAAAGCTATGTTTGATAAAGTCACCATACCTATAACTGATGTTTTGGGTGCCATTGCTAAAGGGATAGGTGTGTTGGTTAGAGCTAGTCCGGTTCTGGCCGCAACCATGAAAGAGTTTGGTATAGGGATAAGGATGGCATTGATGCCTATCGCAGAAACTATTTCAACATTGTTACGTCCTTGGATAATGAAATTTAACAGAATCGCTTTCAAGTTTTATGATGATTATGTGACGGGTGGATTAATGTCAGCTTTTAAAGGAGCGATGTCTGAGGCGTTTGATGAGTTAGGACTTGGGGGAACATTGGCGGTTGCTAGTATTTTGACTCTTGGGGCAGCATCTTTAAATGGTATATTTGCTGGTGGGTTCTTTAGTGGATTAGCAACGTTTCTTGGTTTAGATTCTATTGGTGCTGCAGCTACAGCTTTAGCTATCCCTGCAATATTTACATTGACGGCTTTAACACTCGCTACAGCGTTCGGGTTTGATAGTATGGAGGCTGGTCTTATAGCGTTGGTTGGGTTGGGTGCTTATGCTATCGGTGGTCTAGGGTTGGCTATACCTGTTGCACTAGCATTAACAGTATTAAGCACAGTAGCAGAATCGGAACAAAAACATATTTCCAAATGGCTGGAAGACGCTGGTTTTGTTAATCCTAAGTTTGATGGAGCTGGTATATCAGCGGGTGTTTTTATCGATTTGTTATTCAATCCAGATAAGAGAGCGATTCCAGGTGCACCGACTATAACTGAAATTAAAGAAAGCGCTCCTGAAAGATTAGCTGGATACGAAGCGGACCCATCGTCTATGCCTATGATGAGTGAAGCACCACCAGAAGTCGCAGAGGCTATGCGTAAAGCAGAAGAAGAGTCCAAATCCATTTGGACTAATTTTAGTGAATGGTGGACAGATTTATGGACAGAAGACAAAGAAGGTATAAATCAAAAACCCAATGATTTGGGAATAGCAATGGAGACAGCAACAGATGAAAAAGTAGTTCCATCATTCGATAAAATATGGAACGCTGCTGATAAAATAAGATTACAGTTAGTAGACTTATCAGCTGATTTGTATGCACTTCCAGATATTGAAAGAACCATAACATATAAAGTGAGGTACGAAACTTAAAATGGTATTATTAAAATTTAAAGATTTGATGAAACAACTTGCTCAAATACCTGACATCGAGCGTAAAATAAAAATAAGCGAAGAAAAAGCAAAACGAGAACTATCAGCAAAACGTAGTAACTTTTTAGGCGGAGGAAGACGTAGATAATGGCCGCACCAACATTGAACGGGAGTGGTCTTGGTAATGTTACTACTATTTCCAACATCAAAAACGCAAATATTGAACTAGCACCGTTATCAAGACTAGACAGTTCATTAACAAAACTGTTTGATTTTAATGGTGCAACCAGAAGTATTTCAGTTAGTGGAACATATAATGATACAACCGTTGCAAATCTAAAAACAAACTTCATTGATGTCATCGAAGCCCTTTTGAACGGGTATCAATCAACAGTGATAACCTTTTCGTCAGATTTAACAGGAAGTAAGTCCGTTCTTGTACAAGCGTTTCAATATGAGTGGAGTGTAGGTTCGAGCGAATTCATGGTAAATTATACTATTGATTTAGTAGAGGGAGTTTTAGGTGGTCAATAATGGTAATGTTGACTGAGGTTAAAATAAATGGAGTTGATGTTAGTAGCTTTTTATCGAAATGGGAAACCAACGACGAGCTGTTTGCAAGTATAACGTCTGGTCTTATTGTGTTAACTCAGGACGTGTCTTCTACACTTACACCAAGCGTTGGTCATACTGTATCTATAAAAAGAGGGTTCACAACAGCAACCGACGAATTTGTTTTTGACGGTTATATCGAAGAGATTGAAAAGGATAGTGGTAAATTTTATAATCTGTATTGTAAAGATAAGTTATGGGATTTACTACGTAGAAGTGTAACCAAGTCTTTTGATATTAATATTGACACAGAGGCTGGAGAAATAAGTGAAATATTTAAAACACTAATCAACACGTATGGGGGAGGTGTCCTTACAGCTGATTCTAGTTCTATTCAAGACGCCAGTACATTAGGAATACCAACAATAACAAAATTTATTTGCGACGGTGATGATGTTTTTGAAAGGTGTCAGTTTTTAGCAGATTTAATTGATTGGCAATTTTATTTTAAAGCTAGTGATGGGAAAGTTTATTTTGAACCAAAGGGGTATTTAGGTCTGTATGGAACCATCACCGTCGGAACAGAACTTAATAAATCTTTAAAGTGGCAATATGATTCGTCACAATTAGCGAATGATGTGACTGTAAAAGGAGCAAAACAAGAAGTAGAAACGACTGAGTCTGGACAAATAGGAGTAACCTCTGGATTTACAACATCTGTTGCACCTTTAACTTATACTCCCGTATCAATAAAAGTTTTTGTTGACGCATCAAATCCACCAACCACATTAAAAACTGGTGGATTAACAAGTTCCACAGTTACATTTGATTATGAGGTTGACAAGACAAACAAACAGATAGAATGGAACACATCCCAATATACGCCAGGTGGAAGCGATTATGTAGAGCTTCGATACTCGTATAATGTTCCAGCTCCCGTAGTAGGCAAAGATTATTCGAGTATTTCTTCATATGGTACATATCAAAAAGTGTGGAGATTCGACGATTTAAAGAGTATTTCAGATGCACAAAATAAGATGCAAAGTTTGTTATCAAAATATTCTACTCCTTTCATTTACACAGATAATGGTGTTTTAGGTACACTGATTGATTTAAAATCAGGGCAAACAGTACAAGTCGTAGACACAATTAATGATGAGGATAGAACCGTTTTAATTCAAGGGATATTAAAATCATTCCCTTATACTGGTGACATATTAACTTTAGGAGACAAAATATGGAAACTCTCAGAATGGCAAGTTGATGTTATAGACAAACTAAGAGAGTTAGAAAAACAGTTAGAAGGAGATACAAATTTATTAAATCATGTTTTTTCGTTAGATAGAACCTTCACACCCAAAAGAAGATATTTCAAAGTACAAAAAGAAAGTATCACTGATACTAATTCGTTAATCTGGGATCACCCAACACAAGGGCAGTGGAATGACGGTGGTTCAAATTTAGAAGAATGGGGGGGCACTGCTTTTGGTTCGACTAGTGTTTTGAAAATAGTGCAAGGAGACATGATTTATGATGAAAGAGTTTATGATACAGTTTTTCACGACGCTGGCGGTTCAACTGCCACATTTAATACTGGGACAAACACAATAAGTTTCACGTCAGGGCAGGTTTGGTTAAGTTCAGCGATTGATATAGGAACAACCTTGTCACAAATAAAAGTAGATTTAGGAACAGTTGTTGGTACTTTATTAATAGAAATAAGCTCAGATAATAAAAGCACTTGGCAGACAATCACAGAAGGCGCAGCACTCACTTCAGTGACTACATCTGATGGTACAGGTACATTTATCAGAATAACAGAAAACGCAGCTACAACTGCGAGCATAACTTTAACAAAAGACGCTTCAGATCAGGTGACAGAACCTGTAGTGAAGGTAACAATGGTGGAATAAAATGGCAAATAATAGTATTATAACAAACTCGGGTAAAAAGATAATATTAAACAGGTCTTACAAAGCAACCCCTGATTATACTGTCCCAAGCAAATTTAAAGTAGGGATTAGTAATGGGACGCCTAGTGTTGCAGACACAGATTTAGACGTAGCAATCCCTATTGAGGATGGTACAGTTAACGATGATGGGAGTAACACTTTAACAGGTAGCAGTGGCGCAGACAATTCAACTAATAACACTACAACCTATAAACAAGGCGCAGGACAAAGTGATGTAACTGCTCAAAACCTTTTAGCAGACGGGACAGGTACCAACGTACTCAAGATTTGGACAATTTCAAATCTAGCGAGTGCAGGGACAAACATAACTGGTGCCAATCCTTTTGGTCTTTGGTTATACATTAAAGATGCAACCGAACTTGCTAAACTAAAATCAAGCGGGACAGCAGTAGAAATTAAACTTGGTTCTGACTCAAGTAATTATTATAGTAAAACATGGACCCAAGCAAACTTGGCTGCGGGGTGGAACTGGCTAACTTCAGGGACCACAGCAACAAACGCACTAACAGAAACAGGAACAGTAAGTGGAGATATTGACACTTTTATCATTGAAGTTACCACTAACAATGCTGGGGACGAGTTCGCAGCGGGAGAACTGATTTATGACTTATTGAGACAATGGGTTGTAGCGGATTTAAGCAAAGTTTATGTTTCGGGTTATCCTACTCTCGACGAAACAAATTTTGAGGTAGAAACCAGAGGGTTATTAACAAGCGTTCAAGCAAACGGTTTTGACATTAATGGTTTTGGAGTGATTAACACAGACGGAACAGTATTATTACATTCCGAAGACACGTTCACAGCAGAAAGTAACAGTAGTACAGACCAATTTACTTTTATTGTTGTCGACAGATTAATATGAGGATAATATAAAATGGCATACCCAGGATTTTCAGTAACAAACACTTTCTCGGCAGGAACTGATGCTCTTGCTTCTGAAGTGAACACAAATTTTACACAGACAGAAACTGTAGTTAATGGTGCAAGCGCTGTTGGAACTCCAGCCGCAATTGCAATGACTCCAATCGGCGCGATGGTTGGTTGGTTAAAAACATTACACGAAAAAAGTTCAACAGGTTCACAAACCAACACTTCAACTTCAGCGACACAACTTATAGACACTAACGCAGACTTTGTTTCAGACGGTATAACTGCGGGGATGATTGTTCATAACGAAGATGATGACGAATACGCAATAGTAGAAACAGTGGTAGATTTAAACACACTAACACTTGTGAGCGATTTAAACGCCGGTACAGCAGACGTTGACACGTTCAATTCTGCAACAGGGGTTAATTACGCAATTTATTCTACACCCGAATTGCCCGACAACTGGCTCGAATGTAACGGTCAAACTATCAGTGACGCAGACAGCCCAATGAATGGGGCAATATTACCCGACATGAATAGCGGGGCACAAAGGTTCTTACGTGGTGCAACTGGTTCAGGTGGCACAGGTGGAAGCGAGAGTCACACACACACAATTACTTCAGATACAAACACAGGTAATGTACTTAATTCGGGCGGGTCAGCAGCACCGTGGAAAGACCACAATCATGGTGGGGCGACAGGTTCATACTCAACTTTGCCAACGTATTACGAGTCAGTTTGGATAGTGAGGATAAAATGATACTTAAATATTTCAGGCGGGCGAGAGATTTCCCAACTCTTCAAAAAGAATATGTTGAGTTAGAGATTGAATGTGTCAACTTACTTAAAGAGCTAGAAAAAATAACCGACCGGAACCTAGAACTGTCCGGGAAAATTCAACAGATGAAGTTATTAAAAAAGAGGAAGAGGAAGAAGTGAAAAAAAACGTTTTATTTATTTATTTTATTTCATTATTAATCACTGTTTACATTCTCCATCTTCTCGCTCCATTAATCAAGAGGGTGATATCTTAAATGACCACCAGTAAACTCCATAGTTTACGTTTAGAAGAAATCCTTTGTTATCCAGAAGATACTGTCGGGATTTGTGGTGTTGAGTGGGGTTCTTCAGAAGTTGTTTTTAGGAATAAAGATGGGTCAAACAAAGCAGAGATTGATGTTTTGTTTTATACAGGTAGGACATATAAGTTCCCATATCATGTAATTGAATTTAAAAATAGCCCACATAAAAGGAAGCAAGCAATTGAACAACTACAAAGGGGCGGTAGGGAAGTGAGAAAGTACCTAAATGGGGACGCACACCAGTACTTCGTATGGAGAAAGAGAGGGATTTATGTTGTGGAAAAGCTCAAATGAGTTTATAAAGGATTGAATAATATTTATATAATATAACCCCTTTTTAACTATAAATTTAACAATCTAGGAGGATTGATAAAATGAAAAAGATTTCATATAAAAAATTAATTGGATATATTAGTGCAGGAGTATTAGTTGGTGCAACAATTGGTGCAGGACTTTACGGAGCATTCAGTGATCCGGTAATCAAAGAAGTTACAAAAACTGTGTACGTTGACAAGGAAGTTGTTGTAGAAGTACCTTTTAATGTGACTGTTGTAGAAGAAGTAGAAGTTGATAACGGTAACTTAGATTTAGTGACTGAAAGGTTAGAAGATATTGGTATCTACGAAGACGCAGCAGAAGTTGTTGAAGAGATTAAAGCTGAAGATGAAGCTTTAGCATTAGCACTTGAAGTGATCGAAGAAGACGGTGCTGACGAACTTGAAGATGCAGGAGAATACGACGACGAGGACGAACTAAAATTGTTACAGATTTTAGGTACTTACGACGATGTTGTTGTTACCAGGTCAGACTTTGACAGAGACGAGTACACTTTCGAGATTGAAGCTAAGTGGTACGATGACGATTCAGACGATAAAGACTGGTTCGTTTTCACTGTAGAAGTTGAAGACGGCGAAGCAAAAATTGTAGATATTGACAACTAAGATGGTAAAAATAGATATTGTTCATGGAGATAAATATACTTTGTGGACATTATTAAAACAAAGAAGGGTATGGGCAGCAGGTCTTTCTGCGATTGCTACAGCTCTTAGTGTTTTAGGGCTTGCCCAATGGATCCCAGTGGTGACAATGGTTGCGGGCGTCTTGTGTTTATCAAGCTATGTTGTACCAAAACAATAATTTTTTTATTTTTTTATTTTTTGTCTACAATTTACACAAACAGGTTTGAATATTTCATTTCTAAAACAGTCTTGAACATATTTACAATATGGACATTTTATTTTATAATAAGTTCTATTATATTCAGCATTATTCATAACAGAACTCTTTAATCAGTTCACTTTTATCTTCTTCCGGTAACAAGTAATTAGCCCCAACACCATTTCTTAGAACGTAACAATGTTTGTGTTCTTTACGACAATAATCCATCAAGATTTGTGCTTCATCATTATTGCACGGGTCGTACAAGATACACTGTTCACCCGGCAATTTTATACCGTAGCGTTCTCCTTCCCATTCACCGAACATTTCTTTCGCTTCTTGCGGAAGCAGTCCAATGTAAGATGGTGCGGGCAGGAAAGCGTTTAACTGTTCCTTGTCAAGATTATAATTACCGTCAAGGTGCATGTCTGTTCCTTGGTAATCGTAGACAACGTTCATTAAGTATCCACCGTTATCTTCTTGTTGTGTAAAATGTACAGTGATAGTTCTTGTAGGGTCAATAAGCGTTTCATTGAACGAGTCCCCGTACGGTTCTGCACAAGCTAACATTACTAATCCAGTTAATCCTAATTTATTTATTTTCATTTTCTAACACCTCTTTTAATGTATTCACCCTGATAACATCAGGATGAGTCTCAATCTGGTTATACTCTTTATTTAACAGGTAACTTGTGATACCCAGTTCTGCAACTTGGTTAGCTGTTTTCCCGTTATCTTCAACCATAAAACTAATGTTAGGGTTCCCCATTCCCATTCTGTACCTTAAATGGTCCGCCTTGTGTTCACGGAACAATAATTCATCATAAGGCATCTTGTTACTCTCTAACCAATATTCTGTGTCTTCTCTTACTTTACAGTCAGTCTGCCCTCCACGAGAAGTTAATAAGAGGGTATGGTACTGTTCGTTAACTTCTCTCATGAACTCTTGTGCATGCTCAAAAGGTTCAATAGACCTTAACTGGCCAGAACTTCTAAACCCGTCAATACCGCACGTGAACAAGTATCCACCGAAAGTTTCAGAAATGAGTTCAAACAAGTTATGTTCGTTAGTTTTTATTTTGGTGATGTCCAATTGTAACTCTTGCGAAAAATATGTTTCTAACCTTTTATAATAGTCAGCAAGTACACCGTCAATATCTATAACTGCCGTTTTTTTCACTTTTCTTCCCCTCCGTAAATGTTTCATTCCCCTTTATACCTTCCATGAATTATGTGCGCCAACTGTGGCCTTCCATGTTCCCACATTAAACAGTGCGTGTTCATCCAACTTGAAGCGTAACCGTCGGTGTAAGGCAAATCAAGTTTGGTTGATGTACCGACAACTAATGTATCATTGTTCCAGTTAGCCGGTGTGTGGCTATGGGCAACAATAGCTTTCCCGTAAGATTCTTCCATTGACCTGATTGACCCTCTCGCACCACTTTTTCCTCTGTCACCGTGTGCGCCTAACAAGTACCCCCACCGTTTATGATCGTTACGGCGTGGAAGAAAAGTAATATTGTTAGGCATACTTTGCCAGAACCTTCGTAACCCGTACTCTAACGGGTCTTTATCTTCGTTCATTGCGTCTGCAAGTTTAACTGCCATACGAAAGTTAAGATCGTCACTAGCGAACCGTCTTTCCTGGATGTACCTGTCAAGCCACTCGTTATGGTTACTCGCCACGAGGTACAAGTCTTGTTTATTGTTCGCAAGATATATTTGTTCAAGCTCTCTTGCTGCTTGTTCAAGTTCTCCTTCCAAAGTCATGCCTTGAAGGTCCCTGTGGTACATTTTAGCTTTTGTCACCACTTGTTTTGTTAAATGGTGACTTATACTATGCCCGTTAAAAAAGTCGTGCAGGTACACTTCTGACGGACTGAACTCGCTGAACATTCTGAACGTTGCTTCTCTTACTTGAGGGTCAGTGTCGCCGCTGTGCCAATCGCCGAGTATCATCTGGCTAAGTTTAGCTTCACGTTGTGTGCCATCAGGGAAATATTCTATACCTAAATCAACAAACCTTCCGGTCTTTTTACTTGACTTAACATGCCTAGCGTGAAAGATTTTGTCATCTTCAATTTCTAATATAACAGCACCGTAGGTGTGATCGTCACGAGCGTTCAGACCACGGCGTAGACGCATAAAAGAGGTGGTTTTATCATCAGAATCGTTATAATTAGGCCTTGTACACGCCCCAGTAGACATGAGCAGTCTGGGTAAATCGTCAACACTGTTAGGAGCAACCTCGAAATATTGTTTAGGGTTTTCAATGATTAATGAACCTGTTTTGGAAGCCCTACGTCTTAACCCGGTGAGCGGTCTTGCGTTTTGTGGGTACCCCATCCTTCTTTGTGCACGGATTTTGGTGTTAAACTTCATTTCTTGTGTGCCTTCAAGAACGTGCGCTCTGTCAAACTCTGCAAGTTTGTTAATTAAACTTGGCCTGAACGTTCGTTCCCTGTTATGTTTACCGTATGTTCCCATGACCACTAAATCTGCGTCATGCTCTTTACAATAATGGTTCATTGAGTCAAGAAACTTTGAGTTGGCCCTAGCGTTATACTGTGCACAAGTTATCAAATATTTCTTTGTCATCTTTTATAACCACTCATACTTTTGAGCCCTCCTTTTAAAATCGAGCAACACTTGTTGAAGTTCGTCTTCAAAGTCTGAATCGTAAGGTAATAGAACTTTCTGTTCGTACACTTTCCTTATTTTGTCTTCGTCCCTTGTTTGCTGATAACATACAAACCCAACCTCGTTATTCTGTTTAGGTCTATTCTTGAACAAATCGAACCGGTCAATATGGTACCTTCCTTTTGTTGAATACCGTTCACGAGAAAACATACGTCTATCACCGTCATCAGAGACCATTTCTTCCCACTGTGTGTACTCTAATAAATCTTCAATAAATCCCATTGTTTTATTTTTTTCACCTCAACTTATCCGGTTCTAAACCAGCCGTACCTTCTACCTTTTCTTTTATAATCTAACAAAAACTCTTCAACTTCTAACCCTAAAATGGTCAATGATGGCGGGACAAGAATACTTTGCCGGTACACCAAGTTAAACTTCTCACCCTTGAACCTTTCAAACACTTTAAACCCTAACCCAACTTGTTGACTGATAGGACTATAATCTAAAGTAAGAAAATCTAAATAAGTGCGTAAGGGTGACGGTCTTCTTACTCTTGTGTAAGGGGAAATCATCGGTTGTACTGCTTTCCCATTAATTTTTGGGTCTTCGTTCACAAACCCGTGAACTTGTACTAAATCTTCTAGTATGGTCATTCTAGTTTCCCCCATCCGTATGCTTTAATTTTCTTTTCAAAATTATTAATTTGGTCGTGTAGTTCTCTTATCAATAAGATAAAGGAGAGATTCTTGCCTAATCCTTTTTCTTGCTATTTGACAATATTCTTCTGAAATATCTATACCAATAAATCTTCTTCCTTGTAGTTTAGCAATTTTACAAGTAGTTCCAGAACCAACAAAAGGGTCTAAAATCAAATCTCCTTTATTACTCCAAGAGATGATGTGGTCGTTGGCTAGTTGTTCTGGGAATACTGCAGGGTGCTTAAATGCTATCTTGTCTCTTGTAGTTTGGTTACTACCAACCTTTACGCTCCAAATGTTGTATTTGTCTCTCTCTAAATTTCTAATTTTACCGTAGTCTGTGAATTTCCCATTTTCTTGCTGTGTGCCTGTGTATTTTTCAGTGCCTTTTGCCAAAGTTTTAACTCGTATAGGATTAAAAGTGTTCGGTCTGCCTTTTGAAAAAACAAACATATACTCAAAACAAGGCATATACCTTATGCTTTTAACTGGCATCGGATTCAACTTGTGGTATATCATCGTATCGTGTAAATTAAAACCACACTCCATAAAATATAGTGCTTGTTTAAAACTTGTACCTGTTTCACTACCTTTAATCGTAGCATCTCCAACCACCCAAACTACCACTCCACCTTCTTTGGTTACTCTGTATAATTCTTTTGCTATTGTTTCAAAGTCAAAAGAATATCCTTTATAAACTCTTAAATTATCATAGGGTGGCGATGTAACAGTTAAATCAACAGAATTGTTATCAATCTGTTTAAGTAATTCAGCAGAATTACCTTGATGTATCTGGTTGATTTCAAGCATTGAAATCAACCCATTTCTTTTGTTTTTTTACCATTTTCTTCATCAAAAACTTCTATAAATCTTAACTTTCTTCCCTTATGTTCAATTATTTCTTCTTTCATTCTAATTGCCCCCATCCGTATGCTTTAATTTTCTTTTCAAAATTATTAATTTGGTCGTGCAATTCTCTTATCAATAAATCGTATTGTGGAGGAATAACTGTTGCGTGATTATATACAAGATTGCCGTGATGCGACTCGTCTGGTTGTTCGGTTATCTCCCAACCGTTAGTTCTTACAAGAAACCCCATTATATCTGTTGGATTATAGTTTAGTGTGGCAACGTCAACATAATTGTAAATTTTCTTGCTTAGAGGTTCTCTCATTCTAATGTAGTTTATAATGTGTCCCGGCAATTCTTCTCCGTTGATAGTAAACTGTGACGGTTCCCATCCTTCTGCTTGCATAATTCTGTCTAAATCCATTTTCAGTCTCCTATTATTTTTTCTAACTCTTTCCTTCTTACATAACGTGGCACTTTGTCTGCTTCGTCCAAAACTTTGAGTGTATGTTCAGGGATAAAATAAAACTCGTTCTGTTGACCGTCATAAAAAGTGTACAAAGGAACTTCTTCGCCGTTACCTAATAATAAAGAAATGTCGTCCACCCCGTCTTGGTTATAATCTTGTCCGATAGTGGCCACGATGGGAGTATAATCTTGTTTAAACTTTTCTGCAACAATGTTTGTGGTTATGTACGCTGACCCAACAGCACCAAATGCTCCCCCAGCTAAACCTGTTGTGTAAAGGATTAACCCCTGTTTCATCATATCTTTCATGCCCATTTTTTTACCTCAAAAGAAAAAGATTTATATAGGAACAGTTGAATTTGTTTCCTTACGTTTCCCCAAACGTTCTTTTTCTTTACTTTTAAATAATAAACCTTGTTTAGTATTCATCTTCTACTATTTAGTTTTTTCTGTTTTTGATACAGATAATTTATGTTATGTGAAGTAATAATACTAATAGGGTCATCACCCAACCAAATATTGCACCATAAGCAAATAAAAAGTAACTTTTGTATTCTTCCATATATTTAGCTAATCCCATATTTAACTTTATCCTCCTCATTTAATAATAAATGTGTGGAGAGCTTTATTTATTTTAGAGAGGTGATAAACGCCTGCCCTCCACACATGAATATGATTCAATTTCGTTGTAACACAATAGTCCCTACTTCAGTAACTACACTCAAAGGAGAACCATTGTTCAAACGCTCCCAGTCCAATTCGTTCAAAGTTATATGTATCATCGCCAAAATACCTCTCCAAAAATCGGGTCAAATTTAATAATGCCCTCATTAGGTTTTCCTAGTTCTTCTAATTTTATTTCTGCAACTGTTCTCATTTTTCATGTCCCCAAATTTCTTTTAATACTCAAATAATACATCTGGAATCTCTAAGAAGTAATGGTTGCCCACAACCTGAGGGAAGTGTGCGTTACCCTTTGGAGATTATCCTGTATCATTCAAGCTTGATTCTTATTATTTTATTCCATTTTCAACAATAATTTCAGTTGAATAGTATCCAGAAACAAAAATATCATATTTCATTTTATTCACCACCTTGTGTTAATCTTTGAGCTTCCTTCTGTGCTTTCTCGAATAGAATCACTGCTTCTTTAAGAGTTTCTTCTGTGGAACTATCGAATAACTCACAAGTAACTTCTGGAGATACTATTCCCTTAGTACTTTGACTAAACTTTATTTGATGTCTTGTCTTATAACTTTTGTTTTCTTCCATTCTTTCTAAACCACCACGAAATTGATTTTCAAGCAATTCACCAACAGCTCTTACTCTTCTATTACCAAGATGATCAATATCATCTACTTTACCTTTTCCATTATTTAAGTTTACCAAATATTTTTTATTTTCTTCCATTATTCGCACCTCTGACACGTCGTATCATTATCATAGTCTCTTATAATAGTACCACAATTATAATGACAATAAACATTTTCGTCGTCCATAAATTCACAATCACCCTGACAAGCTTCGCAATATAATTTATTTTTTATTTTCTTACCTCCGGATAAGTTTCCATCAGTTCTGAATACCCATTCATTATTGCAATAATCTTATCTTTGTCTAACCCTGTTAATAGCGATACTGTTCTCGTATCAAACATATTAGTTAGCCCACTTTGTCTCAATTCTTCGTATGCCCAAAATTCATTTTCTGTTATTTTCATTCTTGCACCTTTAATATTATACACGCACATGTGTAACTACAAACAGTGTTGGTGGTTTCTTTAATTTCTTTTGTATCAAGAGTTTTGATAAAAGTTTCTTCTGTTTCGAAAACTTGTTGACAGTTTTTACATTTCATTTGTTTTTTCATTTTTTCCAGTCTCCATAACATTTTTTGTTTGTTATACTTATAATAATATACTTTCCTTTATAAATGTTTCTATTCTTAAAAAGATATATTTATAAATCTTTCTATCAAATTAAATACTTTTTATATAGTTTTTATATAATAAATAACATAAAAGTTTATAAAGATTAAATAATTTTACTTATTTAAAAATGGAGGAAATCAAAATGCATTACGAAATATTTTATGATACCGTTAAAGATCACAACGGTGTTTTAAGACTGACAATACCTTCTAAAGTTGTAAAATTTATAGGACTAGAAGAAGGAAATCTTGTTAAAATAATGATACAAAAACAAATAAAAAAAGAAGATGAATAGTTTTTAAGTGAGGTGTGTGATGAACAAACAACAAGAATATATAGAAAAATTAAAAGAAATTTCGGCAGTACCAATTCAAGTTACAAATCTTGAATTTAAACAAAAGTCTAAAGATTTCAAACCTGGAAGAAGATATAATATAGGCAAATATCAAATACATGACGAACGTACTATATTATTAAACGAAGTTGTTTTTGATTTTGATTGGTCGTCATGGAAAAGAAATTATTCAAAAGCTAAACTTGTTCTTGAAGCACTAGACGCAAGAAGTATCCCTTATTATATATATTCTACTGGAGGAAAGGGTATTCATATTCATATTTATTTTAAAAAATTGGACATTCAATTAAAGGAATATAAGAAAATATTTCAAGAAGCGTTCTCTTATGGTTATACTTGGAAAGCGGTGAGATTATGGCTTTGGAATAAAATTCTCGATGAAGCAGGCATTGAAACGAGAGAACGGGGCGTTGGGAAGAATAAAGTTGACAAAGCAGTTGTATCATTCAATTATTTTACAGGGTCTCCTCATCTTATTAGAGATTGTGGAGGTAGAAAAAAGTTTAAGAATCATGAAGACGAATTTATAACACGATATAAAACATATTTAACGCTTTCTGAGCTCACTTCGAAAAAAATATGTATAGACAATTTCGATAATGCAAAGTTCCCTGACGTGCTTAAAACATTCGAAATAGACATACCAGAACTCTGTCAGGAAATGTCAGATTATATTAAACAAGCTGAAAAAAGACAAGACGTCAAACAAGACGTTAAATATGCTCGTGTGAAGTTTCTTGAGCTTGATGGCGTACAGAAGATAATAGACGGCCTTGGAATAGGAAAAAGAAGTCTTGGAGCATTAGTATTGGCTGTTGCTTGTAAACTTGATAAAAAGACCAAAAAAGAGTCTATTGAACTAATGAACGAATATGTAGACAACTGCTCTCAAGTTGGTCACAGATTTACGTCGGGTGAAGCAGAAATGTGGTTAGATTGGGTGTTCAATAATGAATATACCTTTTGGAGTTGTTCACAATTAAAAGATTTGGAATTACATGATGAAAATCAGTGTCAATTCTGTCAATATATTAATAAAGAAGCACTTGAAATGTTAGAATCAACTAATTTATTAAAAAACGTTAAAGAAATATTAGATATTGAGATTGTTGGCGAATCTGATATTAAAATATTGATATTCTTATTATTATTAAGTAAAGATTTTCCATCAGAGACTGGTAAACCAGATTGGAACATAATCGGTGACCCGATGGCTCAGAACGTTATACTTGCTTCTGATTCAAGTTCCGGTAAAACATATATTGCAAAGAGAATATTAAAGCTTTTTGGTAAAGAAGGAGAAGACTATTTTGTAGTGTCTAGACTATCAAAGAACGCTCTTAACTATTATACTGAACGTAATATGGACAACAAAATCATATTTATTGAAGAAATGCAGGGTTTAGATGAAAATACCTCACAATTAAGAGTATGGATGTCTGAGGGTAAACTATCTTTTGATACAGTAGAGAAAGCTAAGAACGACGAAGGAATAGAAGTTAATACGCTTGTAACTAAAACTACAATAGGACAGCCGTCTTTTGTAACTTGTCAAGCAGAAGGAACAGTTGAAGACCAATTAAATAATAGAAGCTGGGTATTAAGTTTAGATGTTTCTACAAATCAAACAAAAAAAATATTAGAATATCAATCAGAAGTAAATAAAGGAAACGTAACAACTGACAAAACAAAGATTAGGACACTAAAAGACGCTCTTAAACAACTAAAACCCTACCATTTCATAATTCCTTATGTGGATTATGAGCTTATGAATATTCCAACAGAAGATGTTAGAGCTAGAAGAGATTTTCAAAAGTTTCTTACTCTTATCAAATGTTCTGCATATTTACACCAAAAACAAAGAGAAATTACAATAATCAATGAACAAGAATATCTAGTTTGTAATATAGAGGATTATGATATTGCAAGACAATATTCACATTCTGTACTAGGTGCTACGTTCTCAGGACTCACAATTAATCAAATAAATCTTATCAATTATATAAAAAATAGCTCTTGGAAAGCAGAGTTTTCAATACAAGATATACAAAGAAACTTCGGAAAAAGTAAGACACACTGGCGTGGAGAACTAGGTCAGCTTGAAAATTTAGGGTATTTATCATCAGAAAAGACACCTGGAAAATCTAGTATTTACTGTCTGAATGAGGAAAAATCTATCAATATTATACAACTTCCGCCAGGAATTGACCTGAAAGTAAATATGAAAAAAGAGGGGGGGTTGAAAGTAAAAAACTCGAAAGTTGGGAAAAGTTCAGAAAACTTTCGAGAAAAAAAACCCAACATTTCAGAAATTCACTTTCAGGTCAACCCTCAAAATAAGAGGGAAATTGAAAAAGCTGACCTGAAAAAAAAACCTCTGAGTCATTTGGAAAAAAATTATTTCAAAAATAAAAAAGTTTTTTCAAACATAATACAGCCCTCTACTTTCACCCTAGAAAATATCGAAAATTACATAAAATCACAAAATGAACATTTAATCTATATTGACAACATTGTTGAGCATTTCGGAAAAGAGAACCAAATTAAAGTAGATACTGCAATAAATATATTGAAAGAGCGAGGAACAATATACGAACCTAAGCCCGGGAGAGTTATGTTATTATAGTCATTTGGCATTCTCTATTTGAGAGCCAAGACGGAGAAAATAAAATGAGTGAAGAAATTAGTTGGAACGAAGCATTAGCAAGTAGTGGCTATGTGAAGTTAGAAACAGACACACAGAAGACATTAGTATTGACAAACCATAAACTTGCAAAAGTTGAAAAGTTTGGCGAGAACGTGATTGAGTTCCAAGCAGACTGTATTGAAGAAGATGGAACTGAGTGTGAGAAGCAATTTGGAGCTTCTAGTAAGAGATTAAAAGCTAAGCTTAGACCTATCTTTGAAAACAAGGAGAAATCTGAAAAAGTAAAGGTTTCCGTACTTCGTGTCGGAGATAGATTTGATACCCAATATAGTGTCAAGGAACTAAAAGAATAAATTGTATTGAGAGGTTTTCCTCTCTTTACTATCGTGAGGTATGTAAAAATGATGATAATAAAATTAGAAGAATTAAAAGAAAAGAAAAGAGTTGTTAATTGTCCATTTGGAGATTTTGTAAGTAATAGGTTTTTATTAGAGCAAGACGGAATGGGATTTACTTTCACAAAAACTATAATTCCAAAAAACAACAAAACAAATTTTTGGCACTATAAAAATCATTTAGAAGCCTGTTATTGCATTTCCGGAAATGCAACTTTGATTAATTTAGAAAATGATGAAAAACATAAAATAACAAAAGACGTTTTATATGTTTTAAATAATAATGAAAAACACAGACTTATTACACACGAAGATACAGTTTTGTTGTGTGTTTTTAATCCTCCTCTTAAAGGAAACGAGGTTCACAACAAAGATGGTGTTTATGTTTCAGGGGGTGAAAAAAATGGAAAATAATTTTGTTTCTCCTGTTTATGATGTAAAGAGAATTCATATGAGCAAAGTTGTTGCAAATGAATATAACCCAAATAAAGTTGCTCCTCCAGAAATGGCGTTGTTAGAGACTTCTATTTGGGAAGACGGATATACACAACCAATTGTTACTTTCTATGACCACGAAAATGACAAATATATTGTTGTTGATGGTTTTCATCGTTATCTTACAATCAAAAACAGTGAACGTATAAGAGAAAGAGAAAAAGAAATGTTGCCAATTGTTGTTATAAATAAAAAACTTGGTGACAGAATGGCATCAACAATTAGACATAATAGAGCTAGAGGAAGTCATAATATAGAATTAATGAGTGTAATAGTCTCTGAACTTGTTGAAATGGGAAAGGGAGACAGATGGATATGTAAACATGTCGGTATGAGTTCAGATGAATTATTAAGATTAAAGCAAATTACTGGACTCGCTTCTCTTTTTAAAGACAAAGAATTTTCTGATAGTTGGGAAGCCGATTCTTCGGACGATTGGGAAAATGTGGAGTTTGAAGATGAGTAATAAAAACCAAATATACCATTCTTGGGAATTTTGGGAATGTTACAAAAACGGATTTTATGATAAAAATCCACACAAGATTACAGAAGAAAAAGCAATCCTTCTTTATAATCTTTTTTTTGAAAATCTGTCTCTTTTCGATAAAAATATTTTTCTTGTCTTTTCCAATTGGAAAAAATCTTGTGAACATTTA